GTTGCTATTTCCAGTAATGTTCCAGTTCCATCTGGAGCGTCTCTTACTGATTATGTTGCTCTACGTATTGACTATGATGGTAATGGAACATGGGATACTGGATGGATTGCTGCTGATGGCACCCAAACTGTTGAAAATGGTGCTAGAATTCAAATAAGGGGTAGAACTTCTACGTTCTATACTCAGTTTATGAATATAAGTTTGGTAATTGGAACTGCTAATGAGACTTGGAAAGTAAGAAATGAAGCAATTCCTGGAAACAATGCTATACCATTTCCAGATTTTACAGACTTAGATCCTGTTGAAGTAGATACTCTTATCTATAGTGAAGTATTAAGAGTACAGGGAATGAATGAGGATGGACCTATTAGTCTTACTAATGGTGGAGAATATAGATTATCCTTAACCAGCAATACATCTACAAACGCTGATGGATATGAAGTATTATCTGGTTCTAGTTGGAACACTAGTGGAACTGTCAGCAATGGTGACTATTTACAATTAAGAATTTTAAGTTCATCGACTAATTTAACGCCAAAATTGACAGATTTGTCTATTGCTGATGATGCTAATGGATCATCTTGGACTGTTACTACAGGAGTAGCATCTGATACTACTCCATCTAATTTTTCATTTACAGATCAAACTGGAGTTCTTACAAATACATTAATTGGATCGGATCAGCAACCTGGTGCTGGTATCACTGGATTAACTGCTGGGTTGTCTGTACCTGTGGAAATTGTTTCTACAGATTCTAGTTTAGTTCGTGTACAGGTTAATAATGGATCAATTGGTGTATTCCCTACATCCGTACAAAATGGCGATAAATTGTTTATCTATTTACAGTCTGCTTCAACATTTAGCACACCTAAAGAACTTCAGATTCGTGTTGGTGATAGAGATATATCAACATGGACTGTTATAACAGGTACTGGACCAGATAGTGACGCTACATTTAATGTTCCATCAGATTTAGTTAATCAAATTCCTGGAACCTATGTAAGTAGTTCTCCAATTACTGTTGCTGGCATTAATGTACCTATTACTATTAATGCTACAAATGGATCATTGATTTCTATTGATGGTGATGCACCAGTTGTTGGTCCTAGAACGTTTGATCCCACTGTAAATACTTCATTTACCGTGGTAAGTTTAGTACCATCAAATGTTAGTACTTCACAAAGCACATCAGTAACAGTTGGAACAGGATCCTTAAACAACCCTTTTACGTGGACGGTATCTAGTTACGCTGCACCACCAAATACATCAAGTTATTTGGGTGTTTGGTATAGCAAAAAAATTGAAAAATTTGATGGTTATCCGATTGGTACTGTATTGCCAATTTTAAAAGATAATCTTGGAACTTATGGTGATCTTGATGGATCTCTTGGTGATAGATATCCTGGATTCATTTCATGTGATGGTAGATCCTTAGATACGACACAGTATTTCATGCTATTTGATGCCATTCAATACACTTATGGTGGGTCTGGTTCTAGTTTTAATCTTCCTGATTATAGAAACAGAAGACTATGTGGTACTGGGCAAGTTGATGCTAGTAGAGCAAACTCGGTCGGTCTGCCAGTTTCGGGATCTATTTTTGATGTTGGTAATGAAGGTGGATATTGGTATTTTGATAAGGTGGATGCTTTAGGCAGTGATCCATTAGAGCAAATTCAAGGAACTGGAACTACAGGGTTAATCAGTGAATACTTTAGTTTAGGAACAGTAAAAATAGCAGGACTGGAAACAATAACGGACGACGTTAGATTTACTATTGTTGGTACTGTTGTTGGACAGATTGGTCCATTAGAAAGTGTTGTTGTGCAAGTTCCAGAACATGATCATGCATATATTGCTGCTGTTCCTGATGGTGATGGCGGAGATCCTTTAATTAGATGGGGTAATGCAGATGGTAGAGGCATGTTTGGTGTCAATTCTGGAGCATATGGCGTTACAACAGGAGGCGTTGGAAAAGGTGATATCGATGCACAAGTAGATGAATGGGTAGATTATTTAAATGGTCTAGCTGGTGGTAATTTTAAAACAGAACTTGAATTATACGAAGGCGCTGGTTTTGATATGGAACAGTGGGTCAGAGAAAACTTACAAACAGCTAGGAGGGAGAGTGGCAATACTGGTGAGGTTGATGTTCCCGGTAATGCCTATGTGGGACCCCCTGGTGGTGTTGACTTTGGACCCGAAAGTAGCGACAATATAACGGAAGTTGACTTTATGACTTGGTGGGTATCCCCAGCAAGTGCTTTGAGTGGAGCAGATCTGGAAACAATCGATACTCTTGGGCAGGAAGCTGCTGGAGTTGTTGATACAGTTTCGACTAGATTTGGTATTGAATCATATCTCCCTGTTAGTGGCACTACAAATAGTCATTCTCACTTCATTACTTTGGATCCTGTCCAAAATATACAATCTGATTTTAGTGGTGGTAATACTAGTGGCGCTGGTAATCTTGCGGCACCAGAAGGAGCTGGATTGCTCAATGGTGCTACTTCTATTAACTTAGTATTCAATCAAACTGAGATTTTTATGGATATGACAGATGGTATATTTAACTGGAATAAGAGTTTTGCCCAACCATTTCCATCTGTTACAATGGAACCACAGATACAAGTTCCAATTATCAACCCTTTCCACAAGACTAAATATATTATTAAAGCTTATTGATTATGTCATCATTGCCTGATTATAGACCACATGAATTGATGTATGATAAAAACATTACTGATTCTGAATTTGACGATTTCATTGGTGTATGGAAAAATTTTATGCCTCGTCCTTTATGTGAAGACATTTGTGAATTTGTAAACACTCAAATTGATCTAGCATGTGTTGTTAATCCAAGTCTTAAAATGCAAGAAATTGGTGCTCCTAATCATGTGATCAAATCTGAAGATCTGTATGGTGGACAATTGAATCGGAAGGATTTTGCGATGGTCATGAATTATGCAGATAGAGATCTTTGTTTAAAAATTAACTCAGTTTTGAGGACATGTGTGAAGCATTATCTGTCAGAGTATCAATCTTTGATGAATACAAAAATGATCTCTTCTGATATTAAGATTCAGAAAACTCCTCCCGGTGGTGGTTATCATCTCTGGCATTATGAAAATGCTGATGAAGCACATGCATGTAGAGAATTAGTCTGGATGATATATCTTAATGATATGCCAGATGGTGAAGGTGAAACTGAGTTTTTATATCAAAGACGTAGAATTAAACCTACTGTCGGAACAGTTGTTATTTGGCCTGCAGGATATACACATACACATAAAGGAAACACGGTACTTACCCAAGATAAATATATCTTGACAGGATGGTACATTAAACGTAATTAACTCTCATGGAACAAAGAACCGCTCTTATACAAGTTGATTTTGCTCACAATACCATCATGGAAGGTGCTTCTGCAGTAACCGAATTTAAATTGCTTGGAGATTTTAACGGCAAGAGACATAAAATAGATGAAGAACTTAAGAATAAGTTTCTTAATACAAAAGTTTCTGAGTTTTGGCATACAGACAAAGATTTACTTGAGTTTTTTCAATATTTTAATGATGGTACATATTTCTGTCAAAGAAAACGAGTGAAGTATGATTTCACCACAGAAAATACATATCTTCAAACTTATAGTTTTACTGGTGCCAATTCTCAGGAAGCAAAAGAATTATATGAGTTGGTAGATACTTTCTTTGGAGTTATACAAGAAGTAAAAAAAGCAAAAATTGATTCTGTAGTTGCTGACATTGACTCAGATGTTGCTTTCTATGAGCAACGTATGTACAAACTAAAGAGGCAAAGACAAGAGATGTTGGGATTCTCTGATTGGAGAATTCTTCCGGATATTGAAGATAGTTATGAGGGGGAAAAAGATCGTTGGATTAAGTGGAGAAAGTGGATTAGAGAAAATTCTACACCTGCTCCATCAAACGCAGAATTTAATAACTCTGGACTAGAATACTTCAAGTACACATATAATCTTAAATTCCCAATTGATCCATCTAAGTATCTTAAAATGTATCCAGGTGGAAAATTAGAAGATGGTGTAACTGATGCTCCGGCATTTATGGATGCTAACGATACTAATCAGTGGGTCAAGCATGATTCTCAAGCATCTACAGACTTCTTCACTCATAGAGAAGTTAACATGTTTAACTTAGCACAAAGAGGAATATCACCTACGAAAAAAGTTACAAAAAAAGTATTAGATCTAATGAAAGAGTTAAACATTAACGAGGATGTAGAAGTTAATTGGTCGAGTTACTTTGTCGATGAAAATGAACTATGATATGTGAGATTGATTTACTAAATGATGAGCAGTTATCACATATCACACGATACTTTAAATATCTAACATTTGAAGACGGTAAGAGAAGTAATCTAAATGCTAATAAGGTCTGTCAAACTGTGTTTGATGGACCTGGTAATTTAGATTTGAATATGTATTGTCGTGATATAATAGCAAACAAATTGCCATTCACTGCGTCAATAATATCACAGATATATTTTGTCAAGTATGATGTTGGGGGCATGTATGATAATCATTATGATGCTAATCCTTGTGGTGGTGTAAGATCAGATTATAGTATGACTTGTTTTCTTAATGATGATTATGATGGCGGTGAGTTAGTGATAGAGAATGAACGTAGTATTAAATTATCTAAAGGCAAAGCAGTAATATATCCAGGCAATTTACTTCATAGAGTAAATGAGGTAAAATGTGGTAGGAGAGATGTATTCGTATGTTGGATTGAAGTATGAATGATATTATACAATATGACAGGTTTTTTTCTTTTAATGTAGTAGAAAGAATTACATCTAAAATAAATGAACCACGATGGAGACATGGGCATGGATCACATGTAGATGAGAATAACAATTCTCTTGGCATACCATTTTGGCGTATGGATCTTTTAGATGACACATACTTTTCTGATTATCTTCTAAATATCATTAGGGAAAAAACCCAACAAGATTATGATTTGTATGATGTGTATGCTAATGGGCATACATTTGGTACTCAAGGAGAATTCCATGTTGATTGGTATGAACCAAACGGGAGAACCCTATTATATTATGCAAATTCTAACTGGAGACCAGAGTGGGGCGGGAAGACTATATTTCTTCTTGACAAAGAAGAATTATTTTATCAAAATCCTATACCAAACTCTGCTGTTCTTTTCCCCGGTAACACACCCCACATGGCAGAGGGAACATCTAGATTATTTTCTGGATTGAGAGTAACTATTGCTTGGAAACTAATACTAAAATGAACACATCCTACGACGCATTTTATCTTGATAATTTTATTGAGCGATATGCTACCTTGAAAGGTAAAGCTGTCTTGTATCTCAGATCAACAGGATGGAATAATAGTTCTGATGTTGATGCTATCAATGCATCAATGCAACTTTATAAAGATATTCTTCCACTTGATATGTGGACTTGTCTGACTCAATCAGAACATGTTTTTGCTGAAGTTGATGATATTACTGATATGTTAAACTTTCTGGAGTCAAATCTACCAGAAAGTCAAGCATCAACATCTACGCCAGAGAATTATATTTTTTATTCTCTTGCTAATACTAGCGGTCAAATCATAGCAACTAACGAATAATGTTTTCCGAAGATTTCGATATTGTAGAAAAATATAATGTGAATACACAGGAACATGTCTCAACAATTGAGATGATGCCTAGAAGATTTACATCACTGGTTGATTCTAAGTATTTGCCAGCACTAAGTTCTGCTGTAATTGATAAACTCAACAAACTATTCAATTACAATCAAAAACATACAACTGATCCAAACTATTACTTTGACAAATATCTGTATGTAGAGCATAAAGATAGTGAGATCATATCGTTTTATTGTAAGAATGGTATTCGTTTCAATACTATTAGTCATCCTAGCATCTGGGATACTTTTATTAAAGAAACTGATAATGAAACCATTAGAGAATGTAGAACAGAAATCGACAGTGTTACTAATGATCTAGATCATTATGAAGCATCGATTGTGGGAATTTCATATGATCCTAATGGAGTTGCTACACAACTTTCTGTATATGATAAAACATATGAACTTAATGTAGGTAATAGTGAGATTTTGAATAAACTCAATATCTTGACTAAGACTCGATATGATATGGTTAAGGGTGTAGTTTCTATATTACCAGATAGTACAGATATCAAATATCAATTAGTATTTCGTTATCCAGAGATATTTGATAATGATAATGAATTGTTTTTGAATAAAACTGTTAAGAATACAAATATGGTTGATGCTTCTCTTGACATGCTCTCTCGCGAGGGTGGACTAGAACTTATCACCAGTGAGCAGAAAGACTATATCAGATCAATCTGTGTCGGTCAATCCACATATGAATTGGAGTATGTTATTGGTGTGGATGGAAACATCAAAGATTTTTATGTCCATCAACGTCGTTTGAACGAATTTGAAGACTTGACAGTGGGTTGACACTGTGCTATGGTAGCGGAGCGTCCATCGAACCACATGAAAGTTCCTGATAAAATAGAATTGCAGCATATGCAACTTCAAGCGATGTTGAGGGAGAACAATATTCATGAAAGTGAACTGTTGTATTGTGGTGAACGAGAGTATACTATAGATCATGCTGCTCATCCAGAGTATCATGGACAGATGATGCATTGGTACATTATTGGCGGCGAACATGAAGTTCCTGTTTGTGATATCGAATCAGTCGATCAAATCGAATAACTAACCTAACTAACTAATAAAATTTTAATTATGTCAGCATACATTTCTACCTTTGTGGTTGATGATTGGTACGATAATCCTGATCAAATCCGCAAACATGCCATTAAGTGTTTAGAGAATGGTGGTACTGAAGGAAAGTCGAAAGTTGATTTAGACACCATGCGCCAACATGGCAATAAGTGGGAACCATATCCTGGATGGAGATGTAAGGCAGCAGTTGGCAATATGGTTTGGAATTATGACATGATTAGTCGTGTTGTAGGACGTAAAATTGATCCAAAACG